ACGTGGCCTTCGGAAGCTGGTTTGTGTCAGCCTATATCGGAAATGATATGGCGTGGGAAGCGGTGATAACCGGAAAAGTTTTGGGTTTCAGCGTGGAAGGCATGTTCAAATATATACCCGTTAAAGCGGCTATGTCAAAGATGACTTATGACCAAAAATTGGAATTAATCAAACGGATTTTGGAAGCGGAAGAAAGCTAAATGAAACATTATTAAACAATAAACACATACGGGTATGTCAGTAAAAGATTCAGCTAAAGATATTCTTGCGAAAATAAAGGCGGTATTTGACGGTGCTCCAGCTCCTGCCCCACAAACTCCTGCACCAACAACTACCGCACCGGCGCCTGTTTCGGCTCCATCTCCAATGATTGTGAGCTATCCGGTTGATGGTGGTCAGCCCGTTTATGTGGATTGTTCAGATGACGGCATTGCGGATATTGATGTTAATGATCCAGTTTATGTGGATGCGCTTTTAAGTTCACCTTATCCTGATGGAACATACAATGTAACCGGAACTGATTTTGGTTTTACTGTTAGTGCAGGACTTGTAAGTGCCGTAACTGATGCTGATGGAACTGGGCCTGGCGCTCCAATTGAAATGGCCGCAACTCCCGCTCCTGTCACACCGGCTTATACAACGCCTCCAACACCGTCCCCAGCTCCCGTAGTTCCTGTAACACAATCACAGATGGAAGAAGCAACCGGAAAACTTCAGGTTGAACTCGATGCTGTTAAAACAGAATTGCAGGCCGCAAAAGCTAAGTCAGAAAGAAATGACGAAGTAATTAAGGGTTTGTTTGAACTGGTTGGAAAGCTAACCGAACTGCCTGCCGCCGAACCAAAAACTCTGACAGGTAACACAAAAGACAAATTCGAACGCAACAATAAAAAAGAAGAAAGGCTGAATAAAATCGCAGAAGCGATGAAAGAAATCAGAAAAAATAAATAAGTCAATAATTAAAATTTCAATAAAATGGCATTAAGTGTAGCCGCCCTGGTAAGTTATATCATCGAGAACGAAGACCTGCTGGTCACCAAATCGCTTTTCGGTGGTAAAACATCCGATCTGATTGCCCGCGAAGGCACAGTAATGACGGGTGTAAAATACGCCGAACAGATTAACATTTTGGCTACCGATGCCATTTTCCAGAATGGAACCGGATGTACCCGTGTTTCTTCTGGTAATACCTCGATAAGTCAGCGTATTGTAAAAATCGGTGATATCGCGGTTGTCGAAGATATCTGCGTAAAAACATTGAATACCGTTTACCTGTCCAAGAAATTGGCCAAGGGATCAGAAGTAAATGATATTCCATTTGAACAACAGTTCGGTGACCTGAAGGCCCGCACCATTGCAAAACAGCTTGAAATAGCTCTTTGGCAGGGTGATACAAACAGCGCTGGTAACTCCACCATTGCATACTTCGATGGTCTTATCAAATTGATTGATGTGGCGGGTGTTGCCGTAAATGGCAACCCAACAAATATCACAGTTGGTACAGGTATCGTTGCATCCAACGTAGTTGGTATCGTGAACGGTGTTTGGGGCGCTATCCCGGCAGATGTGCAGGGTCAGGAAGACCTTCGGATATTCTGTGGATGGGATACATTCTACACCTACATCGCAGCATATACCACAGCGAATCTTTACAACTTCTTCCCGAAAGGAAACGAGGTTGGTGCTGATATGGGAGAAATTATAATCCCTGGTACGAACTACCGCCTGACAGCGGTTCACGGCCTGGACGGTAAGAACCGGTTATTCGCAATCAGAACCAGCAACCTGTTCATGGGTGTTGACCTGGAAGACGAATACAGCCAGTTCAGCCTGATGGAAGATCAGTTCAAAGATTACGTTCGTTTCAAAGCGCATTTCAAAGCTGGTGTGAACGTAGCGTTCCCTGCTGAAATTGTTTCTTTCAAATTGGTTTAAAGTTATGGGGGATGAATAATCCCCCTTAAATATATCAAATGGCAAATTGCGCATTAACACAGGATTATAGTTTTGGGTGTGATGTGGGGAGTGGCGGGATAATCGACCTATGGTTGATCGAGTTCGGCAGTATTTCATCTCTTACAGAATCATCCGGAACGATCACTGCTATCACAAAGGCTTCAGGAAAGATTTTCAGACATTATCAACAGGTTATTGAAACCGGTCAGTGGACAGAAGACATAACCGGAAACATTCAGAACGGTACAGTTTTCTACGATCAGAAGGGCTTAATAAACATCAATAAGCAACAGGTATCTATCAGAAATGAAATTCTTCTGCTTGCAGTTAACAGCCTGGTTGCGATTGTTCAGGATCAAAATTTCACTTACCGGTTATTCGGAAGAATAAATGGCCTGAGATTACTTAGCGGATCTGCGGATTCAGGTAAGGCTCTGGGCGACAGGAACGGATATCAGCTTAATTTATCTGGTAAAGAACCTCAATTGGCGCCATTTGTACAGGCTTCAGTTATCGCAACACTACAAACTTAAATTTCTCCTGGCATATAGGGATTTGTTCGAGGGGCCCCCAGAAATGGAGGCCCTTAGTTTTTAGAAACAAACTAAGCTAAAAGACACTTACAGGTATATATGCTACAGTTCAAGCAAAATGATACTTCCGCTACGATCATATTAACGCTTACCGAACTGGTAACGATCCCAAATGCATACTATTTATTTGTTTTTACTCATGTAACCACTAAGGATGTGGTTTCGTTTGTCCTGGGCCAGACTGATGATCAAAGTGCTTTTGAATTCAGATATAATTCGTTCATTATAAATCCTTCTGTTCTATTCGCCGGTTATGACCCAGGTGAATGGAGATACCGGGTTTATCAACAGACAAGTCCTACAAATATTAATACTTCGTTGACTAATGGTGTGATTGAATACGGCCGGTTAATTCTGGACAGGGCTACCGATTTCGCTTATTCCAATTATGATACAACGACTAATTATAAAGAATATAACGGTTAATGGCAGAAGAAACAGATATATATAATAATATAATCGTTGTCAAATTTTCTGACAGCAAGATACCAGTCTTCAAAGAAGCCAGGAACAAGGATTATATTCTTTACGGTGAAAACAATCAGTATCCTGAATACCTCACTTATTTATTCGATAAGTCAGCTAAGCACAATGCTATCATTACCGGTAAAGCAGCTTATATATTTGGTAAAGGATTTGATAATGGTGATTTCCCAATAAACAGAATAGGTGAAACATTAAATGATTTAACCATTAAGGCCTCCCTTGACATTGAAACCTATGGAGGATTCAAATGGGAAATCATATATAACTACCTGGGAGAGATTGCGGAGATTTATCATGTTGATTATTCTACAATTCGCAAAGGCAAGAATGGTGGTTTCTATTACAAAGAAAAATGGTGTGCCCGGGCCGCTGACGGGAGCTGGATAAACAGCAGTAAAGATGACGGTGAATTCATACCCGCCTTTAAACCCGGGGTTGTAACTGAATCTCAAATATTCGAATACAACGAATACCGGCCGATGACCCGTTTTTATCCGTTGCCCGGTTATATCGGTTGCAATAACTATATCGAGACTGATATTGAAATAAGCAAATTTCACCTTTCTTCTATCCGTAATGGCATGATGCCATCAAAGATGATTCAGTTCTTCAAGGGCGAACCCACTGAAGATAAGAAAGCGGAAGTCGAAAAAAGAATGGCGAGGTAATTCGCCGGCAGTGAAAATGCCGGTAAGTTCCTGCTTGTCTTCAACGATGCAAATTCTATAAATCAAACCGTTAAGGTTGATGATTTGTCCGCAAACGAGCTGGATAAACAATTTGACATTCTGAACAAGACCTGTCAGCAGGAGATCTTTTCGGGTCATCGGGTAACATCGCCAATGCTTTTTGGGGTTAAAGAAGAAGGTCAACTCGGAGGTAATACTGAGCTGGCCACTTCATATGCCATTTTCCAGAATACTTATTCAAAACCAAAGGCTGAAGCTTTATCAAAAGAAATTGAATATTTACTCGGGTATACTAAATGGAAAGGGGTTTATGAGCTGCAGCCAACTGATCCGGTGGGAGTGATCATTAATCCGCATGACGTGATTAATGCACTTCCTAAAAAATATGTATTTGAAAAATTAAATATTCCGGCAGAAGACTGGGATCTGGAAAATATCGGAAGCGACAACAGGCCAACCCCGACTACTCCGATTGCACCATCCACAACTGTGGGTTCACCTGATCCGGCACAACCAGGTATGCCGGCAGCACAATCGGCACCGGTAAATGAGAATATCAAAAATCTTACGGCAAAACAACATCAGCAGATGTTGAGAATAATCCGCCAATATACCAAGGGTCAGTTGACACAGGCAACCGCTAAGATTCTATTAAGGCAGAGCCTCGGACTTCCGGATAAGGATATAAACGAAATGTTAGGCATTCCACAGGCGCAAGGGGTCATGAGTTTTGATGCAGAAGATGACAGAATCATTGGAATGTTTGATGCTGCCGGTGAGCCTAAAAATGACTTTCAGATAGTAAAGTCTAAGCCGGTCAATTTCGGTTCAGATATAGAAGCGGAATTTGATGAAGAAATTTATTTAAAAGAAGCCTTTTTAACTACTGCTGATCTGACTGTTACTGAGTCAAGAATTCTTGATTTGATCCGAAAGGATAAAAGAATTTCAGCTGAAACCATTGCCAGTCTTTTGGGTCAATCCACAGCCCTTATACAGGCAAAATTAGACAGCCTTATTACACGCGGATATATTAGCCAGACAACAGTGACGGACGGCCTGGATGATATTGTAGAACGCCTGATAATGCCTGAAACAACGATTCCTCCGGTTACGATTGATAATACCCCGATCAGCAAAATATCAATCATGTATTCCTATGAAGGTCCGCAGGATTCAAAGAACCGTCCTTTCTGCGCAAGGATGCTGGAATTGAATAGGCTTTATACGAGGGCCGATATTGAAAAAATTTCACAAAGACTTGGGTACAGTGTATGGGACAGGCGCGGCGGTTTCTGGACAAGGAAAGGAACAAATAATACAACGCCCTGGTGCAGGCATCGGTGGGATAGCCATGTGGTCATCAAAAAAGAACTAAAAAATGTCAGCTAATACCCTCCTCATATCGGCCACTATCTTAAAGGAGCGTTCATCAGTTCACGGGAATGTGGATGATAAACTTCTTTATCCGGATATTAAATATGCGCAGGATGTTCATATAAAACCAATTTTAGGAACAGCACTATACGAAAAATTACAGGCATTAATAACAGGATCTGCGCCAAATATTATTACTGATCCATCACAATCTGACTATAAATAT